GCTTTGCAGCATAGATATGCTCAGAGGTCAGTTCTTCAGCAAGCTTCCCGCTTCTTCGAGCAGCGTGATCAATTAAATCCTGTACTGATACTACTGTCTTTCCAACAGTCCCAGAATAAGCCATGACAATCCTCTACCAATTTGGGCATTTCCAACGCTTTAACGACGCCTTAGCTCTTGGAGCATCGCCCTCTGCATGTTTTACTACGCCGATCATTCTTGAGCAAAATGAATCTTTTCTACTGCCACCTTGAGGCTGTGGTGCCTTTAAGTCGCTACCAGTCTCACGGTTATATTTCTCACGACCTTTGGCTGTTAAACCAGCACCCTTAGATACTGGAAGCTTCTCGCCACGACCTACAGAAAGCGATACACCGCCCTCTTTCATCTTGGCTGTCTTGGCTGCATCTTTAAAATCTTGTGCGCTTGGTGCGCCTTTAGAGCCCACCTTTCGCATCTTTTCGCCAGAACCTTCTGCAATACGTTCACGTTTAGCTGCAATGTTGGCATAGAGACCGCCGTTAGCCATAGCCTCTGGTAAATTACTATAAGACTTTTTACCTACGTTTGATTCTGTATATTCAGATGCAGTAGCTTGAGGAATACCAACTTTCCTAGCAATCTTAGGATTATGAGCAGCCGCCTGCATCAATTTGAATTGAGCTTTAGATTTGGCTGGCATAATTAAGCGTAGGACTTAACCATCTCAAGAACAACTGTATATGTATCGCCAGAGGTTGCATCAGAGGTACTAAATAAAATATTTCCATTTTTACCTGTACCTGCATTGTTTGTAATGCCACCAATTTTTTCATAATCATTTGTGTAATTGGTATTAACAGCTGCCAAGAAAAAAGGAACATCAGTTGTAGCATCCCAATACATACGAACTTCCATACCATGGCAGACAGAAGTAATCTTAGTAACAGTCACGCCTGTACATGCTTTACCAAAAGCATCAGGAGCAAGATTTGCCACATTGACTTTAGTAACTGCTGTTTCACCAGTGCCATCACTGATGTTTGTGAATTTCATGATTGCAACACGCTCGCCATCCATAAGCGTTTGACTTGTGACTGCATCAGCCATATCTATCTCCAATTAAAAGTGGGGAGCCTAAGCCCCCCTACTTTATTTAGCACTTACCGCCAGACTTCTTCGCTACTGTGACCGATTCTTTGGTCTTGGTAACGCTTCCGCTTGGTTTATCAGCAAACATTTGCTTGATTTTTCGGAAGGGATAAGTAACAGCGCTTTCTAAATCACTACGTAAGCCCTTGTTAAATTTCTCTTCGTCTGCTTCATATTGCTTGTATGCACGCTCATTTCTTTCGACTTGAGCGTCACCACCTTCAGCCATCTTCTTCGTTCTGCCACCATTTCTATAGGTGCCAGAAAGTTGATTGATGCTTACAGGTGATGGTGGACGTTTGCTACCTTGGGGCATCTTGACGGGGCGACCATCATTCTGAACACCGCCACCGTCAGCAAACTTTTTTGCGCCACCACCTTTTCTGAAGCCACCAGCATTACCTAAACGAACGTCACCAGTCTTGGTGTTGGTTACGCCAGCAGGAGTACCGCTAACATTACCTTCTACACCGCCACCTTTAGCGTAGCCACCGCCATTACCTTTTTTGACTTGACCAGTTGCGCCAGTTTTGGTGCCTTTTTTAGTCATGTCCATCTTGGTATTGACGTACTCTTTAGCACCCTTTTCAGAGTCCTTAACAGACTTAACATTGCCGCCGTCTTTGTAACCGCCTTGACCCATTACAACGCCGCCAGTAGCGTACTTCTTACCAGCTAACGCTTTCTTGATCATTGCACGGTCTTGAGCTGCGTCATCATGCGCTTCGCCACCCTTTTTCATAACAGGTGTGACAGGAGCTTTAGCGCCCATCATTGCTTTGCGACGTGATGCCATTGAAGGCTTCTTAGGTGAGCTAGCTACTAGCGTATCCTTGTCAACCGCTGGAGGCATACTTGCAGGCATGCTTGAAGGCAAACCACCAAAAGCCATTTTCTTAGCTTCAGTAGTAGAACCGCCACGCTTCATAGCCACATGACCACCATTTTTGAGCTTTAACTCAACAGAAGGTTCAGTGGTCTCCATTTTTACCATTGGCTTAAATTGACCCATGATAGTTTCCTTTACGGTGCGTATGTTTTATACACAATCGTGACACGCGCAGCGCCAGCAGAAGCTGCAGTACCTGATTGAGCATAAGTAACGGTAGCCGAAATATCGGAAGTGCCAGTGTCAGCCCATGCGCTGTATACACCAGTAGTTGCTACAGACGCACGACCAGCGGTAGCGCCAGAAGTTGCAGCTACAAAAGCGGCTGCACTACCAGTCTTGCCAACGGTAATGTTGTTGTCTGTGCCTGCATTAAATGCAGTAGTCACATCAATGTTGATGCTTATGATTTGGGAATTAGCGGGAATTGTTGCTATCGTTACTGCTGTTGCATTGGTGTATGCAATAGTCGTAGTAACAGCTGACAAGACGCCACCAATATTTGTTACTTGGTTCGCCATGATTTTCTCCTGTAAGGAGGGGAGCCGAAGCTCCCCCTCTTTGGTTTAGACGCCCGGTGTGCCGTACATAGCACGCCAGTCGGTGAAGCCTACATCGTAACGCTCAGTCGCTTTGTAGCGCATTGAGTCAGTCTCGAAGTCGCCTTCCATTGTCTTCTCCAGCTTACGACGCATCATCAGCTTCATGCCTTCTGGCGCGTCAGTCTGTACCCACCATGCGGTTGAAGAAGTCAAACGTGACAGAACTGCCGCGCCTTCATCTAACAGACCGATAGATTTGATTGGGTTGATGTCGTTGTTGGCATTGCCAGAACGCAATACAGACTTCAAGAGAACTTCAGCTTGGAATACGTTGCCCGGTGCTACTACGAGCTGACGTGGAACCAAACGGATTTTCTTACCGTTGTTGTCAACAGCTTGACGGATTTGGATCAGCATTTGTTCCAGAGAAGTCTGGGACAAGTTAGCTGCCGTAGCCAACAAGTTAGAAGCAGTACCGTTAACGATTGGGTGTGAAGCTGAGTTCAGCTGTACACCGTCACCGCCGGGGTATGCACTGTTGAAAGCGCGGTTCAATACGTTAGCAGACAGAGTCTCTTTCGTTTCAATCAAAGATTGTGCTAAGTGTTTAGCATAAACTTGACCGATACGGATGTGATCGCCGTCTTCTACCAATACTTTGGTCAAGGCAAATGCCAAGCCATATACTGAGTAGACGTAACGCTTGAGGAACAACACGCCACCTTGCTGATACGATACTGGAGTACCGTCAGGCAATTGTGGAGCTGCGCCAAAGCCATATAACACTGGCTCTTCGTGGTAGTTACGTGGGATACCTTCTTGTTCACGGAAAACACGTGACCATTCGTCTGTACGCTGATCGTAGACACCGTCGAAACATTCATTCAGGATTGGTTCAACAATACTACGAAAGTCTGTACTTCTCATTGGAGCTGCCATGATTCACTCCCCTTTCTTAGATAGCTACGCCAGCAACAGGAGCAAATTGGTATTTGCTGATGTTGGTACGAACGACAGTATAAGTGTCGCCCCAAGCGTTGTCAGAATAAGGAGCCAAATCAATAATACGCATTTGCGCAGTATTGCCAGCACCAGCCAAGGTTGTAGACAGAGTGCATTGGGATAAACCCGTTACATTCGAGCCTGCAGTTACGTTTGAAAGATCAGCTTCGTCGCCTAAAGAAGTTTGGGCTAATGAACCATCAGCTTGAATTTCATAAACGATGTTTTGATCAGCATAGAAATAAGCAACGCATGAACCAGTTTGGTATGCAGTATTTGCAGGCCAATAGTTGGAAATGCGACGACGACCAGTAGTATCAGTCCACTCAACACCAGCAAATGCGCCTACAAAAGCGTCACCAGCTGCAGCTGCTTGAATTACACCGCCAGTTACATATTTAACTGCTTGACCTTTAAGAATATCGCTTGCATATGCAGAGGCGATGCCGCCAGCTAGCGCTTGAGCGCGATCCAGACCCGAAGGATGAAACGCAGGGCGCAAACCGAACGGAGCGTTTGTACTAGACATAATTAACTCCAATCAATTTAACAATACCTACCCAGCAAAGCTAGGAGCAGGCAACGGTTTGTCTAATTGCTCAATGCCTTCACCTTCAACATGACCCAGACGTTTGCCTGAGCTATCGCGTCCAACTTGCTGTTCTGCTTGCAATCTGATCTTGTTAGCTTCTTCCATCGGTGCATCGTGGTGGAAGTGAGCCATGATGTCTTGGTAGACATCCATCGGGATTTTAAACAGCAACATCTCATTACATGCGATATAACCTACATGCTCGCCAGCCTTTACACGGTAATTCTCATAACCTTTGACGTCGTCTGCTTTAACAGGCACATAGCCAAGGCGAATTCGTTTATCAATACTGTCGTAACTGTTGGTTGTTGATAGCCAGCATACATGCCAGCCGGGTAAATCAGGAGCATTGGGCAATGCGCTTTGTGTCCATTCATCCTTCCACATCTTGCGACGCTCTTCGGCTGACACAAACATTTCCTCGGGTGCCTCACGCGACTTGTCGTGACTAGCGCGATCTTCGCGCCCACCTGCAGAGAGAGATTTTTTTAAACGTGTTTCCATGATTTAGTTCCTTCCATTAGTTTGACGGTCTTCAGCTGCGTAGCGCTTGATCATGCGGTTCCTAACTTCTAGGTTGTCCCACATGCCAGCCTCCTTTAACGCCTTTACTCTATCTGGGTTAAGAATGTATTGATTCTTACCCCCTGCGTTGGATGCTGCTTCACGCCCCGAACTTGTGACCGCATTTCTTGGTCGGCTCTTACTCACGGGTTTTTCGTTATTGCTATTAGTATAGCGGTTCGGCAACGATCTTTGCAAGCGATTGTCAAGCTCTTCCCAATAATCTGGTGATTTTGGATCCCAACCTTCTTCGGCTAGTGCTTGGTCAATCGTCATCGCTATGCGAGAGTCCATGTCTTTGTTGTTTGGATCGTACCAAGGGTTACGTTCCATCCAGTCAGATGCATAACGCTGCACACGAGGGTCTTGCTGTATAGGCTGATTACTTGGCTGTACTGAACGCTTCTTCAGTGACTCTAAGTCTTCAGCTTGACGACGTGCTTCAAACCACATTTCTTGAGCGCTGGTTAATAAATCACCGTCACCAGTCTCAGTTGCCTCTTTGATCTTGCGCTTTGCAAAGTCAATCCGCATACGTTGGTCATCAATCGCTTTATCTAATCGAGCCAACTCACTGCCTGACTGCTTGCGCTCAACGACAGATAAGCGCTCTAATAACTCTTGATTCTGACGCTGCAAGTTCTGAAGGCGAATGTCCTTCTCTGTTGCTACTTGCTTGTGATATTCCTTGCGTGCGCGACGCTTAGCACGCTTAGCAGCACGAGCAGCTTCTGCCTCTGGGTCAACATCGCCTAGCTCTTCAATCTCACGAGCTTCAGCGGCTGCATCATCATCGTCTGAACCGTCATGATCGGAAGCAGTAACGGCACCACCCTCATCAAAGTCCTCATCTGGACTAGGAATATCTGCAGGCAGGCTAATAACAGCTGAACCGTCCTGCTCTTCAGATACTTTAAGTTCTGTATTTTCTGTGTTCATTAGATAAATGCCCTCATTTCGAGAGGATTGCCAGTTACCTTAGCAATTACCTCGTGGTCGTTCAATACCATGAAAAGTGCTTGGTCTTCATCGGGCTCGCCCTCAACTGGGACTTCCCAACGATCACCACCCCACTTAGGAACGCGCAGATAGTCACCTACCTCGCACCACGAGCCTTCAGGCCATGGTTCCATCGTGTCACGCTTCTTGAACGCCAAAGGGCCTACTTCAATTACCTTAGCCACCATGTTGTTCCACTTTTCGGTTTCCTTGGTTTCTTCAACCAAAATAATCCCCGCACTTGTGGTTTTCTTTTTGGTACGACGCAACTGCACCAAAATTCTTGCACCAAGAGGTTTTGCACCGGGGTCTACACTCGGGAATGCCCAAGCTAATTCAGCCTCGTTAGAAGCTACCAGTGGTTCACTCAGATTCATCTTCTTCCTTTAAAAGATTATTAAGAATATCCAAAGACTCAACGAGTCCTTGGTGTTGACCGACTAGGCGTTGATAGGTTTCAAAGTTAACGATGTGACCCGCTAACAATGAGTTACCTATCTCAGCCTGACGCACTTTTACAGCGCTGATGAAGTCGTCGATGTACCTCATGCGTTTCTTTTATCTACGCCTTTGTTAGTAAATACGCCATGGTCGCTGTTAGCTTTTGGAAGGGTAGCCGAACCCTGCTCTTTCAAAGTCTCGCCAGTCACCCATGCGCCTGCTGCCATGCGGTGGTGTTGACGAACTTCTTCCGATTGCTCTTCTTTCAATAAATCAGCCATGATTAGCTCCTTAGATTGTGTTGCGCTACATCTTGCAGAGAGACGGCTGTCTCTTGCTGCTCCTTACGCAGTCTGGCTTCATCAACTGTCAAGTCAGCCTCTTTCATGCGTTCTTTGGTCAGGTTGTTTTCCGTATTCATTGCAATACGAACCTGTTGATCTTGTTCAGCCAACTGTATGTCTGCCTGATCTCTAGCAGCTCTACGCTGAGTCTCAGCTAAGGACGACTGCAGAATTGCCTGCGCGTCAGGATCAAGCGGCATAGGCTTAGGTTGCGATAGCTGAGCCATCAGTTGACCTAATTGCTGCAGTGCGGGAGCTACTTGTGCAAACACCTGCTGCGAATCCATCTTGACATGCTCAGAAGCTGCAGCTACTGTCTGGTCGATCTCTTTGACATTCTTTGCGTCTTCATACTTATGCAGGTTCACATCAGTACCGCCTACAGCGTACTCATTCATCTGGTTGGTGTACCAGAGCATCATGTGCTGCTTAATATGCTCTAGGGCTTGCGGAATGTACTTCTGGGCGATTAATGGGTTGCTGCCTAGCATCGGGTTCAATGCAAAGTCTAAATGCGTCTGGATGTGCGCTAATTGATCCTGACGTGGGTATGCAAAGGCTGGCTTACCTAAAGCCATAGCTGCATTCTCGTCACCTGCACTCATTTCGGCTGGCTTGATAGCGCTTGGCATCAATTCACCTACGTTTGGCACCTTCATTAGCTTTAATGCACGAGATACCACGGCACGAGGGTCAAACAGCTGCGGATATTCCTTCATGTACGCCATGACAGCCTGATTCTGCGCCATCCGTTGCGTTTCACTAAAGATATGTGGGTCAGATACAGGCAAAATGTCAGAATTCTTGTCAAAATCTGCTTGATCTATTTCTAAATCTGCAACCATGTCGCCACGGCGCTGATCATCCAGATACCAACGGTTAATTCTGCCCAAAACCTGCAGAACTCTACGTTGTGAGTCGTGCAAACGTGCATGAATTGCTGAGAATACCGTTGCGCCCTGCTCAATTAATGCCTGAGTGGTGCCAACTGGTGCGTTAGACGTAATATCTGCAATCTTTTCCTCAGATGTAGTGATCACACCCTTGGTTGCGTCTTGCAGGAAGCCTAATAAGCTGAATAAAACAGGGCTTGGTGGGTTAAATGGCATAGGCATAGCCACTTTTTTGATGTCATCAATCCCCGGTGCTGCTTCAATCTCCATAACCTGCGTAACTTCTACCTGATCTGACTGACCGCTGACCTTTGCGCCCTTCAATTTCAACAAGGTTGCAGCGTTATTGATGTGTGCAGAGTCAAGCAACGCACGCAAAGCACCTGTCAGAGCTGCAGATAGACCACCAATCAGCTGTGGTAGACCGATAGCATAAGCACCACGCCAAGGGATGAACTTAAATTCAATCAACCAGTCCAACTTAGTCATCGTTTCGTCGCCCTCTTCCCAGTTACGGTAGAGACCTAACGTCTGATTACTCTCTTCATCAATCATCAGGATGTAAGGAGCAAGCTCACCCTTAGAATGTCCATCATCCTCAAGCTCTAGCCACGTATAGATGTGGTAAACGGTACGCAATCCATCTACGTTATCGCCTTCTTTCTTGCCCTCAATGTGAGCGTTAGCTTTTTCTGAATGGCTAAAATCTGGGGTTTCAGTAGCACGAATAACGGATGTATCAATATACAGGCCGCTTGCTCTACGACGATCAAACTCTTGCTGCGTGATGTATTGAATCTCTGATATACGCTGAGCTGTGTAGAAGTTTGCAGCAGCAAATGGCAGCATGATGTTGTCAATCGGGACAAACTCAGCGCATGGACGACGCTTCTGCTCGTCAAACCATAGCTTCATGAACTGCGAACCACCTAGCGGGAGCTGAGTTAACAGCTGCTCTTGCTCATCACGAAACTCTTCGATCTGCTCTGTGAGCTGCCAGTTCATGTAGTCACGCTTACGCTCTGCACGATCTGTCTTCTCTGGCGTTACCTCACCGTAGATATGTGTACGGACAGGCCCATCAGGTGGAAACATCTCTTTAATCGCACGAGCAGCGAAGTCAACGCACGCTTCAGCCATAGCAGGATGCACAACCTTTGATGCGCCATTGAAGTTAGCACCACCGGGGGCATCATGACCTAGACCAGTACGACGCAATCCGTCTTCATACTGCTTGTCACGCTTCTCACGATCTTGCTTATCCTTGTCGATTAGATCAATGTACTCCATCGCTAATGCGCTCAAGTCATACGAGTCCATTTCCTCTGCAAGATTTTGATAGAAGTCTGGGTCTTCTTCAGGCGTCTTCGTCTTCATGCGAACAACTGCAGAGCCATCTGGCAGCTCCTCTACTTCATTCTCTTCTTCATCATCAAGCTCGACTGTTGCGCTACCGTCTGGGTTAGTCTTAAGCCCATTTATAAATCGACCGAATTCTGGGTCTACTGGCATTTCAGGCATGATTCTTCCTTTTATCTAGGGATAGACTGTACGTGTCCACCAATTTTGAATGCTGGCGCTTGTACAAAGAGACCACCATCCGACATATCTGGGTTTGTGTTGTATGCAGCACCGCCATCAGCCTCACCACCGTCTGCCATCTTCTTAGGCAATGGATGTCTTAATTCATCAGGATGTGCAAATGGACTCTTGCCCTGCTTTTTCCTGCGCTCAGCATGCTCTTCTGCTTTAAAGTAAATGTTGTCAGTTGCTTTTTTTCCAGACAACAAATGATCAATCTCTTCTCTAGTCAATGTAGGTACAAGCAATGGATACTCACCAATGTCTGGATGCTCTGCAGATAGCTCTGTAGAGCTGCCACCGCCTTCATGTGGAAGCATGCCAAAGTAACCTTTACCCTTTGCGCCTTCACCGCTATGGCGCAATCCATAAGGCGCTAAGCCTTCAGCTGATTCTATGTTTTGCAATCCACCGCCCTCAGCCATGCCTAAAATATTATTGACATGACCTTCGTAATCAAAGTTTTGAGCGTTGTGTGCATTCATGATGTTATTCACATGCGACTCATAATCAAAATCATTTGCGGATTGTACTGCACCACCGCCTGCAAATGCTTGACCTTTCTTCGCTGTGTTCTTTAATGCAGGACTTAAGTCAAGGTAATAAACCTTCTGACCGCCAAAGCGTTTGAGTGCTGCGCTCCATGCGTTTCGTTCATTGCCACCCTTACCAAACTCTTCATCAAGAATTTGTTTGAACTCTGGGTTATCCATCATTTCATGCATTTGTTTAGCAGAAAGATCAGCTCTTGTTCTTGCTGCGTTAGGAAGCTCAGTCATACCTACTTCAGCTCCATGCTGCTTAGCGTACTTCTTCAGCCAGTTGAGGTATGTTTTGTCGTAGTATTGGCGCATACCTTCACCACCTACTTGTAAATCTTGCCCACCCAATTCTCTCCATCTATTTCCATTTACATCCGAACCAGATGAAACATCATATGGCTTTGATGTAATTAATTTATTTGCAGCTTCTTTACCAATAAAATCTTGTAACTTTGATGGGTCAACATTTTCTTCAGATATAACTAAATCGCCATTTTTATCATATGCTCTTAAAGTTCCGACTGTTGGGTCACCCTCTAAATGACCGCCAAACTTACCAGTACCAGAGGCATTATCAATAAATTCAACTTTACTTACTTGCTTGCTCAAGTCATATCGATCTGCTTGCGTCTTACCTGTAGTCAGATACACACGATCCATGCCTGTGTCTGTCGCTTCTTTAATAGCACGCTTTAAGCCTAGCTGATACCAGTCTTCCTTGAATGGGGCATCAGGTACGCCTGTATTTGCATTTTTTGATAATTGTTGAACTTGATTCATTAAATCAAAACGCTGTTGAGCAATTGCGCTTTTTTCTTCTTGTGTGCTTGCTTGTTCTTTTAATTGACCTAACCGTTTGTGCTCTTCTTTCAAAGCAGTTATTTTTTGTTGTGCTTTTTCTTGCGCTTTAGGATCGCTATACCCTCTGTCTCTACCTTTCTGGTGCCAGTCAGACTGCAACTCATCAATCAACAAGCCTTTCTTGCCTTCAGCATCAACGTGGTCAGCAACACGCATATGAGCTAATACGTTAGCCTCATTGCCATGGTGATTTGTTTGATAGAAGTTCTGATCGTTGTCAGCTAACTTTGGCAGCTTAATGCGTATCTCACGATAGTTATCACCGCCTCTTGTGCTGTACTCAGGATAGTCTTCTGGCTTAAACAATGCAGGGCGAGATTCTTCTATGCGGTTCTTATTCTTTTCAATCTCAGCCTTAAGTGTTTCAATCTTTTCACGGCGAGCAGGATTCCACGGATGATCACGGTTATCGAGAATCTCTCTCTTGAGGTTTTCTATGCCGCCTTCCATCGTGCGGTTCTGCGATTGCAATGACTGTATCAACTCATCGTTATCAACGTCACGTCTTACGCTCTCTTGTACTGGCACCTTGCCTTCAGCTGCTAGCTGCTGCACCTCATCACGAGTCACGCCCTTGCGACCCTTCAATGCTGCAGTCATTCCAGTCTCATCAAGCTTGGCTTGGCTTACGCCTTGGTTCTTCATCAAGTCAGACAGGAATGCATCACCGTTGCCAGACTTACGCTGTAGGTTCAATGCAGCCTTCTCAACGACTGAGTACAGTCCTAAGTCATTTGCTGGTGCCTTCACCTCAGCCGCTTTACCTGCGCCCTCAGCTGCAGGGACTACGTTCAACTCTAGCGGCATACCGAACTGCGTCTTAGTTGCAAACTCTTCTGCAAGCTTGCCTGCAGTTGGTGCCAATGCCTTGCCTGCCTTTAATGCCTTAGCGCCAGCTATAGGGGCGAATGGCAAAGCTAGTGACAAAGCCATCTCAGTAAGAGGGCGCTCTGTCATTGATGTAATGCCAGACTTCTGGAATTGTTTTCTCCACGCTTCAGAGCCACCATAAGGCTCATCACTTGATACAGGGGCAATAGATACACGCTCGCCTTCTGGTTCCATCACAGAGGCTGGCTTACTGAATGCAGGTATCTTTGATGCTAAGTAATCAAGTCCTTGTAGCGGCATGTTGGCTAAGTCTACAAAGCTGCCAAGAGCGTTGGCTACAGGGACTCTGTTAACTAAGTCCATAACAGCGCCTTTGTCGCCATATGTTTTGCCTTCCTCTTTGGCTGCGTCCTTTATATTGCTTGCAGCGCTAGACAACGCACCTAACGTAGAAGGCTCTTCTGTCTTTAATGGGAAGAGTTGTGATGGTGGTACGTACTTACGTGGGGCTCCACCGTTAGCCATGCGGACTGCGCCACCTTCAGCGTAACCTTCACGGATTAAGTGACGGATGAATTCGTCATGCAAGTCTTGGCTTGGCAAACCTTCGCCTTCAAGTCCTAATGCAAGATCGTAGTAGCCGGGGCCTTCAGCTCCTTTAAGTTTGTAGCTCTTATTCTTTCTTCGATTAATAATCTCTTCAGCCCAAGGGCCTTGAAAGCGCTCAGGCTTTATGTCCCTGAAATGTTTATGCCAAGTCGGTAGGAATACTTCAGTTGGCACAGGCTCAAAGTTGTAGCCTAAGTCTTCACCATGCAATAACATAGGGAAGCCGGGGTGCAAATCTGGGCGCATTTCAGCTGTGCCGCTTAGATTAAACAGACGAGGGCCGAGCGCAAATGTTGGAGCATCACCACCATGTTCTGGGTGCAGCAAGCTTGGCTCAGTCTCTTGAATTAATGTGTCTGTTGGCTTAAAGATTACGCCCTTACCACTTTTCTCGCCACCCATGGCAACTCCACCCTTTTTAGGTGTAATGCCTTGACCCATCATTAAGTCTGCCAATGCGGCACGCTTTTCAAACGTGTCAGCTTCTTTCCAAATATTGGGGTCACGAATCTGAGCGCCTTCACCAAACGTCAGCTCAAGGTTATGATTGAACTTAGCTTCCAACTCTTTGGATAGCTTACCCTCTTTCATTGCGGCTATGAATTGCTTCTTCAGCTTATCGAACACAACAGGATTAGTCTTAAGTTGATTCGCTGAACCTAGCATTGTTGTCCAAATGGTTTCAGGACTAGATAGGTTAGTCAAACGACTAGCTGTGCCTTCATCCATCACGCCCCAAACCTTACGAGCGTACTCAGGATCAGCCTCACTGATTGCAGAGAAGTTAGCTCCACCAATGTTGTCACCACCAACTCGAGTGCGGTCTGACTGTGTGGTGGATACTTTCTTGTATCCCTTCTCCATCGCCTGACCTAACGCCTCAGACGCTTTAACTTTTGGTTGGGTCTTGATCAGCTCAGCGGCTTTGTTGCCTGCACGAGCCCTGTCTGCAGCTGTGTACGCCAACGGCGCTTCACCTAAATTCTGAAGCTTAGCAATTACCTCTAAGTCTTTAGCGGTGGTTGCCGCACGCTTACCGCCTTGTGCAATCTTTTGAAGTTTGAGTAGGTCTTTTGGAGTTATAGCCATAATCTACACCGCATAAGGGTTGACACGCTTCCTGCGTGTGTGAACGTAATCATCATCGTCATCATCTCTTGGAGTAGGGTCGATGTCAAGAAAGCCAGCATCCCTCAAGTATCTCAAAGCTTGCGTGCAGTTGTGAACTAAAATACCGTTAGCGTAGTAACAATGCTCATTCTCCACCGTCAAGTCGTACACTGGCTGCATGGTGTGGGTGTTGCGTACTTGTGATACCACGGCGGTAATTTGTTTCTGCTGATTGGCATTTTGTTGAGCAGAACTTCTTTCTTGTTGTCTTGGCTTCCATATCTGAGCCACACCAGATGCAACACGCCTTAAAGGTTTGCTTAGGCTTGCCCCAGCTTTTTGCAATAGATTCAATAGAATGTTTTTTATGCCAGACCAACCCTTCTGGGCTTGAATGCCACACTGCTGCTTTTGGTCTAATTCGATCAAGGTGCGCGAGATGCTCTGGAGTTTTGCTTCTAGCGCTAAGTGCTGCTGCGTGTTCAGCCCAATGCGCCTTCCTTGGTATGCAATCAAGGTTGGAGATGTCGTTGTTTGAAGTGTCCCCATCAATGTGATGGATGTGGTGATCGGCTGGGATTGCGCCCTCGTGGAAGACCCAAACGTCTCGGTGTAGTCCGTGACCCGCTCTAGCATAATACTTCCTATGCGCCGGATTCGTGCTTTCAGGGTAGCGGTTGTAACGCTTACCATTGAATACAATTGTTTCAACCTTGATGTTGCCTTTGCTTGTGAATCCCATGATGTGTCCTTCGTCAGAAAGTACACATTATCAATCCCTTGTATTAATGAGTCAACACGTACATAACCACGCTGCGTAAATACTTTGTGGTCTTCCGTTGCAAGCAATGTCTTGTTACCAGCAGTAACTTCCCATAGCTCCTTAATGCCATTGCTATGAACGGCTGATACCAGTTGCTTACCCTCTGGTGTCATAACGTAATCACCAACCACAATCTCATCAACTCGCTTAGTAGATAGATCACTCATTGTTACTTGAGTAGATGAATCAACGCAGGAATCAACGTAATCATCATGGGTCGAGTCTGGGAAGCTGCATATCTGGCTCACGAACCCTTCTGCCCAGTCCCTTACATAACCCTTGCGTTGGGTACTCTCTGGTATCCACACGCGCTTGTGTGCAATGATGTTCGCAACGATTGAGAGCCTTTGAATCTTGTCCGCACGACCGGGGTTATATGCCCTGACAGGAAGGTGCGCCCTTTGTAAGTCCTGAATAAGACTGATCCCAGCCGCTTTGTCTTCGATGAGCACGAGATCGACTTTCTTACCGCCTGTAAAGTTACCTCGCCCCTCTTCCTCGGGGTCACTACCATACGATACTTTAAACTCCTCAATGACTTTAGGGCGTAGGTCAGGATACTGGAGTCGATCCTGCCACGCATCGATGAGCATAACAGCCATCGCTCCATCAAGTGGCTTGAATACACCCCAAGTCGTCGCTGCAGTCGGGTCGTTGACAGTCTTCTCGGTATATGCGCAGTCATAGCTTTGGATAATGAACTCAAATTTAGGGAACGGTTTATTGGGGGGCCATAGTCTGAACATCTCACGCTTCACAATGCCAGACTCTTCAGGGTCGATCAGCTCAGCCTCAATCTCTTGCCTGCCTAGCTTCGTCCCCTCGTACTGCAGAATCTGCTTCCTGAAGTTATCCGCTAGGTTCTCAATGTTGGCATAGGTCGAGGCTCTCGTCAGCACAACGTCATCACCTTCACGCCCTACCAACTCAACGATTAAGTCTTTAGGTCTGGGCGTTGTAGTACAGATCAACCGCACCTTCTTGCCTAGTCGCATGCCGAACATCATCATGTCCCATGCGTCCTGTATGTATTCCCATGCCGCGAGCTCGTCACAGTTGTGGACTACAACCCCATTGGCTATGAACTCATGCTCACCTTCAACAGTCAGGTTGTACGTGGTCGAGTTCGGCAACAGTTCTACGCTTTTTACCGCCACTTGCTTCAGTTCTATAGGTGCGGACTTTTGATTGGTTGTTGCATTTCTTGCAGCAATATCGTTGGAATCGCTTAACGGCTGTGTACTCGTTACTACAGACAATGCATTTTCGCTGTTCTGGTATGAAACGGTTGCTGCGCCACTTCTCCATGCATTCTGTTGAGCAAAACTTTCCGACCTTACCTGCAGATGTGGAAATGAAACTATTGCCGCATTGAGAGCACTTCCCATTCTTTGGGGTGCGGAGAGACTCCAATGTCTTAGCAGCTGCATCACGTTGCTTCTGAGAGTTTTCCTTTCCAGTTGCGTGAAGGGATTGATGCTCAGCTCTAGACATTGCTTCAAGGTTGCTAGGATCGTTGTTGCTTTTGTCTTCATCCTTGTGGTGAACAACCCAGCCTTTAGGGATTTCTCCATAATGTTGTTCATAGATGACACGATGAGCGTATCTACCGCCAATGTATTTGTAGCTTGCCATAACTTATCACCCTTCTTGATGTCGCCAGCAGGTATCCACTGGTCGCCTACAAGTATGGGGTGATCTGTTGTGACAGTCAAGCTCGTTCTTCCAGACACGATACGTACTAGTTTGTTTGTATTGCCAGACACACATGATGCAAGCACTCTACGAGCTCCATGACGTGTCATTACTACTTCATTCTTACGTATGTCTTTAATCTCTTTGTAGCTTCCATCAGCCATAGTGATTAGCGTATCTGGGGAGCAGCACCACCCGCCATGGAATTGCGCTCCACGAAAGCGCTCAGGCTCTGAGGCTGGGATGCCCTTGATCATTGAGCCGTTAGTCAGCGTCAACTCATGCAGCGCTTTGTTGTA